AAACTATTCACGACTACATTGACGATTCTTCATTGTTGGATCCTGCTATCGGTGCATCTAACTTCCAAGCACCAGGTGCTGACCGTTATGTTCTTTCATTGTCATTGGTTAACTTACCTTTGACACTTGGCAATGACCAAAACTTTATTGAATTGGTTCGTATTGTTAATGGTCAAATTGTAAGCCAAGTTGACGGTACTGTATACTCAACCATTGATGACTATTTTGCAAAGCGTGACTATGAAACCAATGGTGACTACGTTGTTAACGATTTCAGCCTAACACCATCAGCAAACTCATTGGGTGTTAATGCAAATTATGACTTGACAATCGGTAAAGGTGTTGCTTATGTTCACGGCTATCGTATTGAAAATCAATCACAACAGATTTTAACCAATCAAAGAGCAAGACAGACCAATACAATTCTTGAAGATGCTATCTATGTTGATTATGCAAACTACATTACAATTGACACAGTTGGTGGTATCTTTGACATTGGTCAAGTTCCACAAGTAACATTCCATTGCGTTGGTGCACCAAACATTTCTTCACCAACAAACGGTTTGTCTGCAAACTCAAATACTTATAACTCAACAGTTGTTGGTACAGGCTTCTTGAGAAACCTACAATATGTTTCAGGCTCTGGTGCTAATACCAAGGCTTATGTCTATAATGCATACATTTCAGACTTCAGTGCAAACACACTATCTGGAGTAGCCACAAATTCTAGTACAGCAACAACTCTAGTAATCAACGATGCAGCAGATACATTCTCTACTGTTGCAAATGCTTACTATGGTGTAACAATAACTGCAACTACTGGTGCAATCGTTGACGTAAGAACAGTTACAGGTTATTCCGTATCTGGTGCAACAAAAACATTTACTGTTTCTTCTGCAACACCATTTACAGTAACACCAACAACTGCAACATCACTTACATTGAATTATAATACGACAGATATTTCATCTATTGTTATTGCAAATTCAACTTACTACTTGACCGCTAATGCGGATATCAATTTATCTGGAAGAATGCAAAGTCTTCCAACTGGTGGAACAATTGTAAACGGTTTTGGTCAACCAGAATTGATTTTCCCATTAGGTTATTCACATGTTGCTAACGTATCTTCAACAAGTTACTATTCTACCAGAGTTTACCGTAACAAAACATTTACAGGTAACACACTAACACTAAGTTCCACATCTGGAAATAGCGGAAGCCCATTGAGATTTGAAGGTCCAACCTCAACTCAAACAGGAACAGTCAACCAACAAAACTTTATTGTTATCAATACTGCTACAGGCAATATTATTGACTTCACCACCTCTGGTAACACTATTACAATTTCTTCTGACCATACTGCTGCCACATTCACAACAAGTGGATATCCAACAGGTATGACAGTTGATGTTATTGCACAAGTTCAAGTTTCTAGTGGCGATTCATCAAGCTTCGTATTGAAATCTAAAAACTTGGTAACAGGTAATACAACATACGGTAGTTCTACAATGACTACTGTAACATCTACTGCATCAGTTGACTTGAATAAGGGTCAAACATTGATTGGTAAAGCTGCCGTTGCATACGGTGCAAAAATGTCTTTGTATGTAAATGACATTAAGAAGATTACTAAAGTTTATGATACAGGTACAACAGGTGCTTCTATCAGCGGTGTTGCACTATCTTCATTCACTGATGTTACAAACTACTACACATTAGATAACGGTCAAAGAGATAACTTCTATGACTTTGGTTCTGTGACATTGATTCCTGGTGCACCATTGCCATCTGGAAACATTTTGGTTGTTTACAACTACTACTCACATACACAAGCGTCATCTGGTGACGGTTATTTCAGCATTCAATCTTATCAGTCTGCAAACTCTACATATGGCGGTGTATCAACATCTCCTGAAGCGTATGCACAGATTCCAGTATACACTGCAAAAGACGGTAACGTATACAAACTATCCGACTGTATTGACTTTAGACCTGCTCGTCAGAATGCTCAAACAGCATATGTTTGGGAATATTCTTCTGGTTCACAACCAACAGGATCAAGCGACATTGGTGTTTTGATTCCACAAAACTTGACAAACTTCCAATCTAACTACGGTTACTATTTGGGTCGTCAAGATAGATTGGTTCTAACAAAAGACAAGAGTTTCCAAATCATCCAAGGTAATCCAGCAGTTAACCCATCGTTGCCTGCACAACCAACCGGATCGTTGTTATTGGCTAACTTGTTGCATGACCCATACACCGCATATGTTCCTGGCGAAGGACCTGCTGGCGCTGTATCCAATCTGTCCATCAACAAGATTTTACACAAGCGTTGGGCTAAGACTGATATTACAGACCTAGAAACACGTATCAACAACTTGGAATACTATACATCTTTGAGCCAACTTGAAGCAACTGCTGCTGCTACACAAGTTACCGACTTGAATGGTGTTGCTAGACCAAACTACGGTATCTTGGTTGATTCATTCAACTCTTATTCTACCGCAGATACAAACAATCCAGATTACTTGGCAAACATCAATGTGAGAACAAACACATTGACACCATTGGCAATCGTTGATAACTTCCAATTGCAAAACCCTGTTACTGTTTCAACAGTTGGTACATTGGATCAAACTAACACATATACAATCAACAATGTTGGTTCACAAACTTATGTGTTCACATTGCCATACACAACAGCAAATATTGCCGTTCAACCATTGGCAAGTAGTACCGTTTCTGTTAACCCATTCTCTGTTGTTATTCAACAAGGTGTTGCACAGTTAACTCCACCAATGGACAATTGGGTTGATAACACCAAAGCACCTGCATTATTGGTTACAGACCCATCAATGCAAGTATATCAAGCAACTGGTGGTGTTAACTTAACCAACTCTGGTGACTTTGCAACAATTCCAGGTACTTCAAGTGAAGTTTCAAGTTCAGTTAGTGTTGTAAACCACGGTTCTATTACAAATAGTCCATATGGTGCAACTGTTGGCTATACAGCAACAACAACACAAACATATGCAAGCCAAATTCAAAATACTACTGCATCTTCTTACAGTCCAGTATCTTCTACCTTTGGTTCTAACAATGGTTATTTGACAAACATTGCTATTCTTCCATACATTAGACCACAACAAGTTATTGTTCAAGCATCAGGTCTATTGGTCAACACACCATTGTCAGCATGGTTTGATGGAACAAATGTTAATGCAAATATCAGTGCACCAAATACAATTGAATTGTCTGGTGTATCTGGAGCATTTAATTCTGGTGACATTGTTGGTTTTAATTTAACCATCAGCGGAACAACATCATTCTATCCTGTTGCACGTGTAATCTCTGTTTACAACTATCCAAATGGCACACAAACAAGATTGTATGTTGCAGACACCATTGGCTTCCCAGGAACAATTGCTCCGGGAACAACACAATTAGTTAATGCATTCTATGATATTACTGGCAAAAATGTAAGTTCTACAGCATCTGGAACAGTTTCTTCTAGCAGTGTTATCAATATCAATGCACAGGGTCAAGTCGGTGGTGTTGGTGGTGGATACTCAGTCGTTTCTGCTAACACAACTTATACCGGTAACTTAGTTATTGCACCCGTAAGTTCTGCATATTGCTCATTCTTGAATCAATATGGCGTTTGGGGTGATTCTAACCAAAGCAGCACATATACTGCAAACTTGTCATTCCAATCAACCACAGCAGGAACATATACATTCACAGCGGCAGCAGATAACAATGCACAGTTCTATTTGAATGGCACACTATTGTTCCAAATTGGTTCGGGTTCAAGCGATTCAAACAGAGCAAACTATGGTCAGACAACCACATTTACAACATCGTTGTCAGCAAATACAACTTATGCAATTAGTTGGACAGCATTCAACACAGGTGGTCCTGCCGCAGTTGGTTTGTTGATTTCAGATCCTGCTGGTAATGATGTATTTGATACAAGAAATCCACCAACATTGACATACAACAATCCAGGTCAGGAAGTTGTTATGCCTGGTGGCGGTGTTTGGTTGACAGGTGTAACACAAGTTAACCTTGGACCAAATGCTTCTACAGTACCAAACTACTATGTTGGTTCTCAAATAAACATTCACTCACAATATGTTTACCAACAAGCAGTTGCTGCAACATATACACCACCTCCTGCGGCACCAGCTGGTGGCGGTGGTTCTGGTGGTTGGTGGAGTTGGTCTGATTGGTTTGATAATCAACAAGGCGATTAATCATCGTAAGTTTATAAACTAAATACCAAAAGATTTAGAGAAACATCGGAACATTAAATGACAACAGCAACATATTCTAGTTTATATAATTATACAGCAAACATCATTGCTTATAATGCGACAACAGGAGTAGCAACACTTGATGCTCCTGTAAACATTTCTTTAGGAACAAATTCATATAAAGGTTCCGTAGTTTCTTATTATGACATCCAAGGAACTGCAACAAGTGTAGCTTCAGCAATTAGTTCTGGTGCAACACTGCCACAATTGTCTTCTGATGAAGGTGGTAATTTTGTTGGTATCTTTAATGTTCCACCTGGAAAATTTCAAACAGGTTCTAGAGTATTCCGTGTTGACAATAGAACTGTAATGACCGATGAAACCACTGCAACAACATATGCAGAAGCAACATTTACAGCATCAGGTCTTTCATCCGCTTCTCAAGCATTAGATTTTGCGCCTTCTGTTGATGCTTCTGGTCAAACATTTACACAAGTAAGTGCATTGGCAAACCAATTGATTAGCACAATTACAACATATTCACCATATGATCCTGTTGCACAAACATTCTTGGTTTCTCAAGCAAATTATCCAAATGGTGCATTCTTAAATTCTGTGAAGTTGTTCTTTGCTACTATTCCATCTTCAAGTGAACAGATTACAGTTTCCATTGTTCCAACATTGAATGGTTATCCAAACGGTTCAGCATTGAATTATTCAACTGTTACTTTGTCACCAAGTCAATGTAAGACAAGTTCATCACCACATTATTTGGATCCAAATTCCTTTACTGAATTCAAATTCTCTGCACCAGTTTATATTCAACCAGGTGTTTTGTATGCTATTTTGATTAAAGCAACTTCTCCACAATACACATTGTATTACGCACAGCAAAATCAAACCGCTATACCTTCTACTGCAAAAGCACAACCATCTGATACAAACCCAACAAACCCAACTAAGATTGGTACTGCACCATACATTGGTGCATTGTTTGAATCACAAAACTCCATCACATGGACTGCTGACCAAACTAAAGATTTGATGTTTGTTATAGACAATTGTGTGTTTGAAACAACAACATCAACTGTTCCATTCAGTGTACCACAAAGATTGCCATACAAAAAGATGGGTCAACACGATTTGTTACACAAAGTTGATCCAAATAGTGTGCCAAACGTTAGAGGTAACTATGCAGGTAACACTAGAATAGACGCAATCAATGTTTCTACCACAGATTTTACACCAACTGGTACAAGCATTAACTATTCATACACCGCATCATTGCTTTCTGGTCTACAAACCGCATCGGCTCCAATCAATCCAGGTAAATTGGGTTCACCAGCACCAGTAAATGTACCATTGAATGATGGATTGGGTGAACGTAAGTTGTTTACATCATCAAATTCATCTTTTGCATTGAATGCAACAATGTCTACAAGCGATCCAAACGTGTCGCCAATTATTGCTGACGATGGTGTTAGCTTGTATGCTGTTCGCTACATGATTAACAACATGGGTATTGGTAATAATATTATTAACGTTGTCAGTGGTGGTAGTGGTTATAATGTACAGACTGCTTCAGTAACAATTACATCTCCTGATGTTACTGGTGGTGTTGCACCAACTCTTGGATTTACTGCAAATTCTACCGGCGCAATCAGTTCTCTTTATGTAATTAGTCCTGGTTCTGGTTATCTAACAACACCAACCATTTCTATTTACGATCCAACAACAAGAAGTGGCAATGCAAATGCCGTAATCTCTGTACACGGTGAAACAGGTTCAACTGGTGGTAATGCCGTTTCAAAATACTTCACCAAGAAAGTTGTATTGGCTCCAGGCAACGATTCTGGTGACCTTCGTGTTTATCTAAGTGCTTACTGGCCATTGGGTGCTGGCATTTATGTGTACTATAAGGTTCTAAGTTCACAAGACACATCAGCATTTGAATCTGGAAACTGGCAATTGATGACTTGCACAAACAATTTCAATGTGTTCTCATCATCAATGAACAATTTGATTCAGTATGAATTTGCTCCTGGTGTTTTCAATAGCAACCAAGCAAACAATAACATTTCATACACGAATGTGAACGGACAAACTTATACATCGTTCATTCAATTTGCTATCAAAGTTGTGATGGCAACAAGCGATAACACAAACGTTCCTTCAATTACATCACTACAAGCAATCGCTTTGCCGCCAGGAACAGGAATGTAATATGGCTTTAGTTAGAATTCCTAATACAAATTTGATGAGAGACACCAATAGCATGGCTCTTTTGCCTATTGATAACACTCAAAAAAATGAGTATCAGGCTAAGCTTAGAATGGTAAAAGTCCAAAAAGAAGAAATAAATAAAGTAAAGTCGGAGATAGAGGACATCAAAAATGATGTTGGCGAAATCAAGACATTGCTACAACAATTAATAGGTAAAATCTAATGGCAAATACCGTTCCAGTCGTAAGTTATGCAAATACTTTTGGTGATTTAATTGCTTCAAGTATAGCACAATCAGGTGAACTTAACACCTTAGGCTTCTTAAACTATACCAAACCATCAGGCACATTGAATCTTAATGGTACTGGTTACGGTGTAACTGTTGCCAATAATGCATTAATTTCTGGTGCACTTCAAGTTCAAGGTGTCGGTTCTTCTGGTTATGTTCAATATAACTTGACAGTTGGACCTACAATCCAAGGTGGCGGTCAAGGTGGTTCTCTATACTTGAACACAATCAACAATGCAAACGTCAGTATGTATGTTGGTGGTCAATCATACATGAATGCATCCGTTTGGATTGCTAATACAGGTATTCCTGCTCTGTATATTTCTGGTAACACAGTTGCTACTGGATACATTAGCGTAACTGGTAATACATGGATATCTGGAAATACTTGGATTGCAGGTAATACCAACATTGCAAACACACTATATGTAACAAACAACATCATTGGTTCTGCAAATGCATCTATTAATTACAATGTATTTGCATCTGGTGTTCAAGCAAACGTTAGTGTAATCACAAACACATTGCAGTCTAACGTAAACATCGTTACTGGTTTCTTACAAGCAAATACAAATCTTTACACAAGTAATGTTGTAGCAAATACAACAGTTGTTACTGGTGTCCTACAAGCAAACACCAACACATATACAAACAACCTCTTGGCTAACACCACCGTTGTCACAGGTGTATTGCAAGCAAATACTAATACTTACACTAATAATCTGTTGGCTAACACCAGCGTGGTCACTGGTGTGCTTCAGGCTAACACAAACACATATACCAATAACATGTTGGCTAATACAACTGTTGTTACTGGTGTCTTACAGGCTAACACAAACACATACACAGCAACATTGGTTGCAAACAATACAGTTGTTACTGGTGTTCTACAGGCAAATACTAATACTTACACCAACAATTTGTTGGCTAATACGACTGTTGTTACCGCTTCTTTACAAGCAAACAATAATGTATACACCAATAACCTATTGGCAAATACTGTAGTAACAACTGCTACAGTCCAAGCAAATACATTGGTTAACACAGCAAACTTGGTTGCTACTGCAATTTCTGGTGCAAACGCATACATTAATAACGTACAAGCAAATACAAGTGTTACAACAACCACACTTACTGCAAATACATTAATCACATCACCAAATGTGGTTGCAACTTCCGTTTCTGGTCCGTTTGCTTATCACAATTTGATTCAAGCCAATACTTCTGTGTTGACTGCTTCTATTCAAGCAAACAATAGCATTGTTACAGGTTACTTACAAGCTAACAACAATATCTTTACCAATAATGTATTAGCTAACACAACTGTTGTTACAGCTTCTTTACAAGCAAACAATACTGTTTTCACCAATAACTTGCAAGCGAATACGGCAGTTACAACAGGAACTGTTACAGCAAACACATTGGTTAATACTGCAAACTTGGTTGCTACTGCAATCTCTGGTGGTGCGGCATACATCGGTACAGTTCAAGCTAACACTTCTGTAGTAACTGGTACACTCCAAGCCAATACAAGCGTGTTGACTGGAACAATTATAGCAAACACATCTATTACTACACCTAATGTTGTTGCTACTGCAATTTCTGGTGGTGCAGCATACATTGGTTCAGTTCAAGCCAATACATCTGTAACCGCAAATACATTGGTTGCAAACACATTGATTACATCACCAAATGTGGTTGCTACTGCAATTTCTGGTTCTACATTGTCTTACAATACAATCCAGGCAAACACATCTTCAAACACTTCTGTTGCAAATGCATACACATTAAGTGTTTCTGGACCATCTTACGTTAATACCGTAAGTGCAAATGGTGCAACATGGACTGGTGGTACTTCAACTGTTAACGCATTAGTTTCAAATAATACTGTACAAGTTGGTTCAAACCTAACAGTTTATAGCAACATTAATGCACTAACCGGAACATTAACAACAAATAACGTTGTTGCAAACGTTTCTAGTTTATCTGGAACTTCTTATGTCAATGCATTGGTTGCAAATGCAGCAATTCAATCTGTTGGTCAAAGTGTAACAGGCAACTCATACGTTTCATACGTTAATGCAAACAACAGTGTAACAACACCATCATTGACTGTCACAACAATTAATGCAAATAACAACAACTCTGGTACTGCATACTTTAACCAAGTTAGTGCAAACAACCTAAGTCTTGCTGGTAACTTTGTAATTAATGGTTCAACCGTTTATAACGGAACAACTTTTACATTGTCTGCTGGTTCTCCAATCTCTACAATAGCATCTTTTGCTGTTAATAGAGGTCAGGCTCCAAATGCTACAATTCAATGGAGTAACACCAATAACTATTGGTCTATTCTAGACGTTAATAATCCAAACAGCCTAACACAATTCTCGCAGATTATGACTGCGAATATGATTAGCACAAGCACAACTTCTACAAGTACAACAACTGTGCCTGCAAGCATAGTTACAACTGGTGCATTCATTCAGGCTAACGCAGCATATTCTCAAGCAAACACAGCATTGAACACCGCAAACGCTGGTGGCATATACGCTAACGGTGCTTTTGCTCAAGCCAATGCGGCATATGCACAAGCAAACAATGCTGGTCTGTATGCACAACCTGCTTTCACACAAGCTAATGCAGCATACCTTCAGGCAAACTCTGCATTCACCGCAGCAAACGTAGGTAAAACATTAGTAACATCTGGTGGTACCATTAGCGGTGACACAACCATTACTGGTAACGTTGCTGTAGGAAAAACTGTTACGATTGCTGGTAACTTGGTTGTTAGCGGTACTTCAACATTCATTCAACCTGCAACAATTCAATCTACCAGTTCATTGCTAGAACTTGCTGCTAACAATACCGGTGACTCAGTTGATATTGGCTTCTATGGTCAATATAACTATGTAAACCCAACCAATTCTTCATATACAGGTCTTGTAAGAAAAGCTGGTGCAAATTATTATTTGTATCAAGGCGTAACCACAATTCCTACTTCAGCAAGTATTGGTACGATTACAAGTGCAAACTATGCAACATTGTATGCAAATATCCAATCTACAACAATTGGTGCAACAGGTACAATTACAGCAGGCACATTTAGTGGTTCTGGTTCAGGTCTAACTGGTACAGCATCTTCATTAACTGCTGGTGCTGTTAGTTCCATTACATCAAGCCAAGTTACTACTGCATTGGGTTATACACCAACAAACTCTGCAAATGCAGTACCTGGCTCACAAGTTAGTGGTAACATTTCTGGCAATGCTTCAAACATCACTTCTTACACTATCAACCAAAACGTTGGTACTGGTAATGCACCATCATTTGCTGGCATGACTTTGACTGGCAGCCAATACATGGGTGCACAAACCGGTCTTGCTGTGTATTGGGGTAATATTGGTGCAAATGGTGGTTCAAAAATTTATGATAATGCACAGTTACACATTTGGACCGATGACAACACCTATTTTGATTCCACAAGTGGTTCTAATTGGTATTGGACTACCGGTGCGACATCTTCTGCCGCAGGCACAACCATTGCACGTTTAGATGGTTCAGGTAATTTTACAATCAACGGAACATTCTATGGTTCTGGTGCAGGTTTGAGTGGTCAATATGGTGGTACAATTTCATCAAGCCAAGTTACTTCTGCTTTGGGTTACACACCATACAACTCAAGTAATCCAAATGGTTACATCAGCGGAATTACATCAGCGAATGTTACAAATGCATTGGGTTACACACCATATAACTCAAGCAATCCAGCAAGCTATGTTTCTTCTGGTGCAAACATTTCTGTATTCACAAATAATGTAGGATATATTACAGGTTCCGCATTGAATGGTTATGCAACACAGTCATATGTGAACAGCCAAGGTTTCATCACAAGTGGTGCTTCAATCTCTGGTACTGCATATAACATTACACAATATACGATTAACCAAAACTTGGGCACAGGCAATGGTGTAACACATGCTGGATTGTATATTAGTGGCGACACACAAGTTGATGGTAAAATGTATTTGAAAGGTTCTGGTGATAACACCGACCCAATTTACATCACCAAAAATGACTTAGCATCTAACTTGTCCGAATTGGCTCATTATGTTGGTGATGATGGTTCCGGTTCAACAATTGGTGCACCGAGTGGTACAGGAACAGATTACATGTCTATTCGTGCAACCAATGATGGTATCCACCACCTATGGGGTACAGACGGATCATATGTTGCAGGTGGCAACATTACTGCATACGGCAGCATCAACACCAACTCACAATTCAATGGTTCTGGTGCTGGTCTAAGTGGTTATGCACCTAGTTTGCAAGTTAACTGGGGCAACCTAGTAAGCAAACCATCAAACTTTGTGTATAGCGATGGTGGTACATACAACATTAACATTGTTGGTAATGCTAATTACGTTGGTGGTTTATCTGTTGCAACTGGTCGCAACAATGGTGCAAATCAAGTTGTTCGCACTGATGGTAGTGGTTACATCCAAGCAGGATACATTAACTCCAGCAATGGTGACGAAAACAATTACTCAAGTCCTGATAGAGTTTGGGGCACCAATGGTTCAGACAGTTATATGCGTACCTATCACACAGCATCATTAAGTGTTGGATATGCATCTAGTGCTGGTAGTGTTGCATGGACTAGCGTAAGTGGTAGACCAACAGACTTGAGTTCATTCTCCAATGGTCCTGGTTACATCCAAAATAACAGCGGTGGTACATACAGCATCAACATTAGTGGTAATGCTGGATATGCATCTTCCGCTGGTTCTGCTGGTTATGCAACTTCTGCTGGCTCCGCTAGTTCAGCAACAAATGCAACTAATGCAAGTTACTCAAGCACAGTTGGTATCAACTACAACAATGGTTCAAACTCCACATATCAAGTACTTTGGGGTAGTGGTAACAGCGTATATGGAAATAGCACACTTATAATTAATCCAAGCAACGGTACATTGACCGCTTCTGGAAGTATTACTGCTTTCTCTGATGCAAGATTGAAATTCAATGTTAAGACTATTGAAAATGCGTTGGACAAGACATTGAAATTGCGTGGTGTTACATATGAAAAAGATGGTGCTAATGGCATCGGTGTTATCGCTCAAGAAATTCGTGAAGTTCTTCCTGAAGTTGTTGTTGAGGGCACCGATGATGACAAAACATTATCTGTTGCATATGGTAACGTTGTTGGTTTATTGATTGAAGCCATTAAAGAATTGAAAGCTGAGATTGACGAACTAAAGAAAGGTAAATAAAATGGCCGCAAGTTATACAGACCAATATCTGGAACAAGGTACCACATTTACCAATCAGTTGACATTGACAGATTCATATGGTAATCCATACAACCTGACTGCTTTTACCATAAACAGTCAGGCTAAAAAATCATATATTTCTTCCAATGTTGCATTTCAATTCACAGCAACAGTTGCAAATGCGGTAAACGGTATTGTAACTTTATCTTTACCATCTGGTACCACATCAACTATTCCATACGGCAATTATGTCTATGACGTTATCATTACCGACCCATATGGTGCGGTAACCCGTGTACTGGAAGGACAAGTTTATGTATCTCCAGGTGTAACAAACATTACGACAGCATATGGTACTGATGCATAATGCCAATCGTTACCGTATCAAGACCTAGCCCAATCAATGTAAGCGTTGGGGGAAATCAGAAGTTCAATGCTAATTTCTCTCAAAACGCAGCCATTTCTGCGGCTATTGTTAATCCAGTAAATGAAGAACGTGTACAAGCATCTACAATATTTGTAGGTTATTCTGGTGCAAATACTGGTAATGGTGGCGGTGGTTCTGCAAATGTCAACATCATTAACGATAACACCTCAGATGTTACCGGCTTCATTAACTTTACATACAGCACATCTGGTGTAGCAAATAACTTATATACATCAAGTCCAAATCTAACCTATGTTCCACAAACAGGTATTTTGGGCTTTGAAGGTTATAGTATAAGTAACATCTCTGAAGTTACATCAAATACTTCTTTCCTAAGTAACGCAAACACAACATATACAATAGATTCTTTTTCAGGTCTAACATATAGAAGTGCTTTCTATCAAATTCAACTTGAAAGTGCTGAAAATTTTGAAGTTCTAAATCTTAATGTTGTTAATACGGACACTGGAGTTGTTTTAACACCATACAATGTAACATATAATAATTTTCCACTTGGTAATTTCAATGCTGCTCTGATAAATAATATCATTGTGGTGTATTATACTCCACTATATGTGGGAACAAATGTTACCCACATTAGAAATTTGCTTACCAGATTAGAACTTCCTTTCCCATCTGGAAGTTTGGGCTTTGATTTGGATCCCGCAACAGTATTTTATGACATGGGATACGATGCATCGGCAGTCACACTGGTATATGATTATGGATACGTTTAATAAATACAGAGTATTCTAAGAATTAAGGTTCAATAATGTCAACGCAATTACAATTAAGAAGAGGCAACACAGCGCAAACAGCGGTATTTACTGGTGCTGTTGCTGAGGTTACCGTTGATACGGACCAAAACGTAGTTACAATTCACGATGGTGTTACAGCAGGTGGTCACTACGTTTCTTCATTGGCTTTTGCTAATGCCGCATTCAATACTGCAAATACAGGACTAGCAATTGCAATCTCCGCAAATACTACAGCAATAGGCGCACAATCAACAGCCGTAGGTGCAGCCATTGCAGTTCAAGTTGCACAAAATAGTGCAAATGCGGCTTTTCTACAAGCAAACTTGGCATATGCTTCCGCAAATTATGCTCTACCTGCATTTGCACAGGCTAATAGTGCCGCTTTGTATGCTAATGGTGCATTCATTGAAGCTAACTCCAGTTTTATACAGGCTAATGTTGCATATAATCAAGGAACTTCTGCTTATGCTGCGGCTAATGTGGCTAGTGGTTCAGCAAATACCGCATTGGCTCAAGCCGCTTTGGCATTAATCTATGCAACCAATACTGGTTCTTATGCAAATGGTGCCTTTGTACAAGCAAATGCAGCATTCAATCTTGCAAATACTATTGCTGCTGGACCAATTGATAACGTTGCAAGAGCAACAGCAAACGCATCATACATCCAAGCAAATGCTGCTTTCATTCAGGCAAATGCAGTTTTTCAATATGCAAACACACTAAGTCCAGCAGACAACGTTGCTAGGTCAACCGCTAATGCAGCATTCATAGCTGCTAACGGTGCTTTTGTGCAAGCCAATGGTGCTTTCGTCCAAGCTAATGCTGTATATACATTAGCAAATACTCATACCGCTAACATCACCAGTGCAGCCACATATGCTAATGGTGCATTCGTACAGTCAAATTCAGCATATGCTTATGCTAATACTTTGGCATCTGGTGGTGTCTACGCAAATGCTGCTTTTTCTGTTGCAAATTCTGCATCAGTGTACGCTAACGGTTCGTTCGCTCAGGCAAATGCGGCTTATGCATTGGCAAATACATTATCAGCAGGTTCAACCGACAATTATGCGAGAGCAACTGCTAATGCTGCTTTCTTACAGGCAAACTCTGCGTATGCACAAGCAAATGTAATTTTTGGTGTTGCAAATACAATTAATACAGTTGCTATCAGTGCACAATCAAATACAATTTTGCTGCAAGGAGTTGATGCGTCACAAAACACAAACATCAATTCAGCATTCTCAGCAGCAAATTCTTCAGGCGTATATGCAAATGGTGCATTTACTCAAGCGAATACGGCATACAATTCTCAAGTTACTACAGGAACTTATGCCAATGCGGCATTCACAGTAGCAAATTCCGCATCATTGAATGCGACTGCGGCATTTGTACAAGCTAATGCAGCATTTACTTTTGCAAATACCTTAACTGCTAATATTACAAGTGCATCTGTATATGCTAATGGTGCTTTCACACAGGCTAACGGCGCATTCACGTTTGCAAACACTCTAACAGCAAACATTACAAGTGCTGCCACATATGCTAATGGTGCATTCGTACAGGCAAATAGTGCATTTACATTTGCAAATACCTTAACTGCAAATATTACCAGTGCATCTGTATATGCTAATGGTGCTTTTGTACAAGCCAATGCATCCTTTGGTCAGGCAAATTCTGCCGCAACATATGCTAATGGTGCTTTTGTACAAGCTAATGCATCTTATGGTTCTGCAAATACAACAGGTGTATATGCTAATGGTGCTTTCACACAGGCTAATGGAGCATTTTTGCAGGCAAACTCTGCATATGCATTGTCAAATACATTCAGTGCAAATATTGTTAGTGCGGCAGCATATGCAAATGGTGCTTTTGTACAAGCCAATGGTGCTTTCCTGCAATCCAATGGTGCTTTTGTGCAGGCAAATGGAGCATTCTTACAGGCTAATTCTGCTTATGGTTATGCAAACACACTAAGTGCTAATATTTCTAGCGCAGCTTCTTATGCTAATAGTGCATTCATTGAAGCCAATTCAGCATACACACAAGCGAATGCATCGTTTACATTTGCTAACACACTAACTGCTAATATTACCAGTGCAGCCACATATGCTAACGGTGCATTTGCACAGGCTAACGCCGTATATCAACTAGCAAATACATTGGTTTCTAGTTCTATCGATGGATATGCTAGAGCAACCGCAAATGCTGCATTTATTCAAGCCAATAGTTCATACTCATTTGCCAATACATTAAGTGCTAATATCACCAGTGCAGCCACATATGCTAATGGTTCTTTTGTACAGGCCAATGCCGCTTTCACATTTGCTAATACATTAACCGCTAATATTACCAGTGCAGCCACATATGCTAACGGTGCATTTGTTCAAGCTAATAGCGCTTTTACATTTGCTAACACACTAACTGCAAACATCACCAGTGCTGCTACTTATGCTAATGGTGCATTTGGTCAAGCAAATGCATCTTATGGTCAAGCCAATAGTGCTTCATTGTATGCTAACGGAGCATTTGTACAAGCAAACGCTTCTTATCAATCTCAGAACACCACCGGTTCTTATGCAAATTCTGCATTCTCTGCGGCAAACTCAGCAGGTTCATATGCAAATTCTGCATTCTTTACTGCAAATAGTAAACTATCAACATCTGGTGGCACTGTTACAGGTAACGTAACAATTAATGGTGGTTTGACTGTTACTGGTAATATCAACTTCACAGGTAACGTAACTTCTTATACAGTTACAGGCAATACTGGTGAGTTCTTTGGTTATGCAAGTAACGGTTTCAATGCATTATATGCTGGCATTCCAACAGGTTTCCTAGTTGAACCGCAAACAGTAACGCAATTCACCAGTAACTATAACGGTTATGCTGGATTGAATATGCAAAATATCAATAGCGGCAACAATGCTTCTTTTGATATCTTCATTACACCAGATAACGGAACACCAAACGATACATTCCTAGACTTGGGTATGGGTAGTAGTACATACTCATATCCTGGTTACACAATGATTGGACCAAATGACGGTTACTTGATTGCTTATGGTAATACAAGTACTGGCGGCGGTAACATGATTATTGCTACAGGTGCACCAAACGACATTATCTTTACTGCAAACGGTGTTAATACTGGTAATGAAATAGCAAGATTTAAGAATAATGTTGGTTTGGTAATGAAGAATTTACCAATCAAATTTGCTGATGGCACCTCACAAAATACTGCTGCGGCACCTTTTGCATATAGTAATGTAATTTATATACAAGCCAACTCTGCATATACACAGGCAAATGCTGCATTTGTACAATCTAACGCCGCATTTGGTGTTGCAAATTCTGGTGCTTCATATGCAAACTCTGGTTTCAGTGTAGCAAACTCGGCAGCCACATATGCCAATGGTGCTTTTGTACAAGCTAATGCGGTATATACACTGGCAAATACACACACCACAACTATTAGTAGTGTATTCACACAAGCTAATAGTGCTTTCTTACAAGCTAACGGAGCATTTGGTCAAGCCAATAGTGCCGCATCATATGCAAACAGTGCATTTACAACAGCAAACAATGCTCTACCAAATACTGGTTCCACAATCACTACAACAGGTACTGCAAGAGTTGTAATTCCAAACACAACACAATCTTCATCAGCAGCAACTGGCGCATTGACAATTTCTGGTGGTTTAGGTGTTACAGGTAACGTTTTCAGTACAGGTATCATAAATATAAATTATACAGGTTCTGTTGGAAACCAAAACACTGCAACAGTATTAGGTGGTTCTAATACTAAAGGCGGTATTGGTTATTCAGATTTCTTGTTAGCAACAAACTACTCAGCCGGTGCTAACAACATAAACAAATATTTTAGATTAGACAGTAATGGTCAGTTGCAGATTATCAACTCTGCATATAATAACAACATCTTCAATCTAAATGATACTGGTGTATTTACAGTACCATATTTTAGTGGTGTTACATTGTTACCTGGTGGTGGCGGTGTAATTACTTTTGCTGACGGTACAACACAATCAACATCCGCATTAGGTTCTGCAACAGACCAAATAGCAAGAAATATTGCTAATGCTGCATTCTTACAGGCTAATGGTGCATTTGCACAAGCTAATGGTTCTTTTGGTCAAGCCAATAGTGCTGCCTTGTATGCTAACGGTGCTTTCATTCAAGCTAATGCTGCATTTACATTATCAAACACATTTACTGCAAACATTACGAGTGCGGCAACCTATGCTAATGGTGCATTTACTCAAGCGAATACGGCAACCAATAACGCAGCAGGTGCTTCACTATATGCAAATGGAGCATTTATACAAGCAAATGCAGTATATACACTGGCGAATACTTATACTGCAAATATTGCAAGTGCCGCTTCATATGCTAACAGTGCATTTACTCAAGCAAACACAGCAGTTAACAATGCTGTCGGTGCATCTTTATATGCAAATGGTGCTTTCATTCAAGCTAATGCGGCATATGGATTTGCAAACACATTAACAGCTAATATTACAAGTGCAGCAACCTATGCTAATGGTGCATTTACGTTTGCTAATACCTTAACCGCTAATATTACAAGTGCAGCAACCTATGCTAATGGTGCTTTTGTACAAGCGAATGCAGCATTTACCTTTGCGAATACTCTCACAGCAAATATCACCAGTGCGGCAACTTATGCAAATGGTGCTTTCACGCAGGCAAATACGGCAACCAATAATGCTGCTGGTGCGTCTTTGTATGCAAATGGTGCTTTTGTACAAGCGAATGCTGTATATACCCTAGCAAATACACAAACTGCCAATATTACAAGTGCAGCCACATATGCAAATGGTGCTTTTGTACAGGCGAATGCTGTATATGCGTTAGCTAATACAACATCAAATACAGGAACTGCTGCATTTATTCAAGCCAACTCAGCATATACACAAGCAAATACTGCTACAAACAATGCGGCAGGGGCTTCTCAGTATGCTAATAGTGCTTTTGGTTATGCTAACTCAGCTTATACACAGGCAAATACTGCAACTACAAATGCATTGGCAGCAAGCACATATGCTAATACTGCATACACTCAAGCAAACACAGCAACCACCAATGCGGCAGCGGCAAGTTCATATGCTAACAGTGCGTTCACTCAAGCGAATACTGCGACCACAAATGCTTCAGCGGCAAGCTTATATGCAAATAGTGCATTCTTGCAATCTAATGGTGCATTCATACAAGCAAACTCCGCATATGCTAAAGCAAATACAGCAGTAACATCAGTTTCTGGAACATCAGGACAAATCAGTTCTACTGGCGGCACAACACCAACTGTAGCATTGGTTACAACTGCTGTAACCGCAGGCACATATGGTGGTTCTACTGCAATTCCAGTCATCACATTTGATGCATATGGTCGTGCAACATCAGCAGCAAACACATCAGTTTCTACCACAATCTCTCTTGCGGGTAACTCTGGTTCTGGTTCAGTCTCTGGTGGTGGCACATTAACAGTAAGTGGTGGTACCGCAATATCAACATCAGTTTCCGGTAGCACAATTACAGTTAACAATACTGGTGTAACATCATTCAACACAAGAACCGGTGCAGTTACATTGTCATCGTCAGACGTTACAGGTGCATTGGGTTATACACCAGTTTCAACTACTGGTAGTTCTGTTTCTGGTTCATTCACTGGTGCAACCACATTCTCTGCTGCAAACATCAATGCAACAAATGGTTCAGTTACATTCACCAGAAGTACCAACCAAACAGTAACATCTTCAACAACTCAAACTGCTGTAGATACATTTACTGCAACCACATATCGTTCTGCCAAGTACATTGCACAAATGACTTCTGCTGGTACATATCACGTCATTGAATTGTTGTTGATGCAAAATGCTTCTTCTGCATACATCATTGAATATGGTGAAATCTTTACTGGTTCTTCATTAGGTTCTTTTGATGCTTCTGTTTCTGGTGGTACAGTAAGTTTGTTGTTTACTGCCACAACCGCCAACTCTACTACTATAAATATCGTAAGAGATGCAATAAGCGTTTAATACTTGAGAGGTATATTATGAAGGGTGAATGGAGTTATTGGTCTGGTGCATTTACACCAGATGAATGTGCTAAGATTTTAGAAGATGGTCTGAAGATTGAAAGCCAAGATGCATCATTAGGTGTATCTGGTATGTCTGAAACCACAGACACAAGTTATCGTAGAAGTAAGACCAGATTTATTCAAGCTGGTGACCCAAATTTTGAATGGTTATTTGACCGTATTTGGAAAATGGGCATACAGGTCAATCGTGAATGGTTTAATTTCCATATCACAAATCTTTCCTATATTCAATTGGCAGAATATGATGAATCATATCAAGGTGAATACAAGAAACACCAAGATGTATTCTGGATAAACAACGACCAATATCATAGAAAACTTACTTGTCTAATTCAATTGACAGACCCAAATGAATATGAGGGTGGTGATTTTGAGGTCTATGATTTGACACAATATCCAGATGCAACTGCAATCAAACAACAAGGTACAGCAATCTTTATTCCATCTTTTGTAACACACGCAGCATTACCTGTTACAAAAGGAACAAGATACAGTCTTGCAGTTTGGTTTGAAGGTCCAAAATGGGTATGAGATTTCATGTACTAGGATTACCACACACCGTAACATCTAAAGAATTCAATGCGTGTGCTTATACTGCTAAAGTTTTAAAATTCTGTAAGATGATGACTGAACGTGGACATACAGTAATCCACTATGGCCACGAAGAATCCAATCCAATTTGCACAGAACATGTCACCGTACTCAGTTCAGACGATTGGAAGAAGTCCTATGGTGACCACGACTGGCGCAAACACTTCTTTAAGTTTGACACCAATGACCATGCATATACCACATTCTACAAAAATGCAATTGAAGAAGTTGGTAAAAGAAAACAACCAAACGATTTCATTCTACCATTTTGGGGTGCAGGAGTAAGACCAGTCTGTGATGCACATCCAGATTTGATTACGGTAGAACCTGGTATTGGTTATGCTGGTGGTCATTGGGCTAGATTTAAAATCTTTGAATCATATGCAATCTACCATGCATACTATGGACTGAATTCTGTTGGTACCTGTAATGAAGACTGGTACGATGTGGTTATACCAAACTATTTTGACCTAGATGACTTTGAATTTAGTGAAGAAAAAGATGATTACTTTTTGTTCTTAGGTCGTGTCTATGTTGGTAAGGGTGTCAACATTGCAATTCAAGCAACAGAGGCAATTGGTGCAAAACTCATTATTGCAGGACAGAATAGTCTGAAAGATATGGGTTATGCAGAAACACCTAGTCACGTTACTGAAATTGGTTATGCTGATGTAGCAACAAGAAAACGATTAATGTCAAGAGCAAAAGGTGCATTTGTTGCATCTCTGTATAATGAACCATTTGGTGGCGTTCAAGTTGAATGTATGTTATCTGGAACACCAACAATCACAACAGATTGGGGCAGTTTTACAGAGAATAATATACATGGTGTAACTGGATATCGTTGCAGAACTTTTGAACACTTCACATGGGCAGCAAAGAACATTGATAGAATTGATCCAAAGGCCTGTAGAGACTTTGCGGTTAACAACTTTTCACTAGATGTTGTTGCAAGAAAGTATGAAGAATACTTCCAGTCTGTATTGAATGTCTATACAGGTCAAGGATGGTACGAAACAAATGACGAAAGAAAGGAATTGGACTGGTTAACCAAATATTATCCTCATAAATAGAAGATAATAAGAACAAGCGGAAGTGAACCTTGGCAAATCAGAACAATTTCGTTGTCAAAAACGGATTAACCGTTGGCACAACAGCAGTAATCAATTCATCAGGTGCATGGGTAGGTCCCAATAGTGGTTTAGTTGGTGCCACAGGGGTTACTGGTCCTACTGGACCCACAGGTCCAACTGGTGCAACAGGACCTACTGGTAGTACTGGACCCACAGGACCAACAGGTCCACAAGGCGCAACAGGTATCACAGGACCTACAGGACCCACAGGTGGTCAAGGTGCAACAGGCGTAACAGGACCTACAGGACCTACTGGTAGTACTGGACCCACAGGACCAACTGGACCACAAGGCGCAACGGGTGTAACTGGACCAACAGGTCCCACGGGGCCAGGCGGACCAACAGGACCAACTGGTGCCACTGGTCCTACAGGACCTACTGGTGGTCAAGGTGCCACAGGTGTTACTGGTCCCACTGGACCATACGGACCAACTGGACCCACAGGACCAACTGGTCCCACTGGTGCCACAGGGGTTACTGGTCCTACTGGACCCACAGGACCAACAGGCAGTACAGGTCCTACTGGACCCACTGGACCAACAGGTCCTACAGGACCCACAGGACCAGTTGGTGCCACAGGTTCAACAATCTTCTCATTAAATGGTACATCAGCATACTACAATTCAGGGAATGTTGGCATTGGTACAAATTCACCATATCAAAAATTAGTTGTAAATCAAGGAGCAAGTGGTACAAACCAAGGAGTTCCTGCAACATCAGGATCAGGATCCTCACAAAACGGCATATTAGCACTTAATGCTTCATACGGAACTTATGGTGAAGTTTTATGTATGGGTATGAACGTTGCAACAAGTTATGGTTGGATACAAGCAACAAATTATTCTGGATATAATACAAATTATCCACTTTATTTAAATCCAAATGGCGGTGGTGTGTATACAGGAAGTAGTAATCTTTATTCTGGTACAGGTTATTTTTATGATAACACGAACACAGGTTATTATTTGATACCAAGTGGTACTTCAACACTAAACGTAGTGAACACCGGTTCTATTGGTATCTCTGTTGGTGGCACATTATATTTTAATGGTGTTGTTGGTAACACATACAACTCAGACCCAACATACTTCTCAAGCAGAAATTTAAGAAGTAATAATACATCATTGGACATGTATATCGGTGATGATGGTAGAACAAACCAAGGTGCATCTCTGATACCAGACCAATATGGTTCAGACGGTTCAATTGACCAATTTGCTATACGAACAACAAATCAAACTGGCGGTAACTTTCACTTATTCAATGGTGACGGTGATGCTTTCCATGCCAGACACATAAACGTATATAACACATACTATGATTATTCTAATACAAGTTACTATGTAAAACCAAGTGGTACATCAAATTTGTCAACAGTTTATGCAACAAATTATTACATAAGCAATGCATTATATTTGTCTGGTGCTAGCAACTATTACATGAATTTGACAAATGGTGGTTATTACACCAATGTAAATTTGTCTACTGGTTCAAATCTTTATGTCTCCGGTACAATGTATGATTATGCCAACACAGGTTACTATGTAAAACCAAGTAGTACATCAAACTTGAACTCAGTTAATGTTGGTGGCAATCCCGTATTAACAAAAACTCATTCTAGTTCTGATTTTACTAACGGAACATTGGTTCAAACAAGTATTGTATCCAACCAAACAAACGGTTCTTCTTTTGTATTAGAATGTACAGGCAAATCTTATCAACAAGGTGTACCAACATTTAATTTTATGGTTCAAGGTTATTTGTATAACAACACCATAATTAACTATTCAGGTATTCATAATGGATATGCTGGATTTAGCACACTTAAAATATTTGATAATGGTGGAACATTAGCATTTTGGTGGCCAAGAGTAAGTTACTGGAACAGTTTTGAGGTTAGAGTTCGTGACGCTGGTGGTTCATCAGTCAACTTAGTTACAAGTATTAGTGATTCAACAGAACCAAGTAGTAGCAAAAAAGTTGCTGTAACTATGATTAGTTCAATGCTTTACAACTACAACAATAATGCTGGTGCCGCATATAGTTCAACATATTATGACTCAAACAATACTGGTTATTATGTTGTGCCAAGTAGTACATCAAATTTCAATGCAATAACAGCATCAGGTGCAATATCCAGTGGATCAACCATAAATGCATTAAATGGAAGATCCACATTAAGAGACAATTCCTATGAAAATTCTTATACTGCTGCAAACTCAAATTTAGCAATCAACTATGTGGGTTACCAAGCAGGAACAACATATTATCGTGACCTAAACATTTATGATGGTAAAGGTTCTCAATTGTTTGCATGTTATTCTGCTGCGTCTGGAAGTTATAACATTTCCAACCAACAATTTAGAGCACCATCTTTTTATGATTCTGATAACACTTCATATTATTGTGATCCAAATGGTACATCGGTACTGCACGGTCTACAAATAGATGGTGGACAACAAATAACATTTACTGATGCAGGCACAAGCACATCATCTAAGAGTGGTATATATGGCACAGTTGGTAATAATGACCAATTTTTCTTTGGTGGTTGGCAAACAGCATCAAATTCTGGTGTTATTGAAATAGCATCAGGTGATGATGCACAATCAGCACCATCAGGTACAGCAGAAAATATCATTGTTAGCCAATATGGTCCAGGAAATGCATTAACTGGTACACTATACAGTAGAATATTTTTAGCAACTGGTTACGGCAACCATACATTTCCAAATAACTTAGGTATTGGTTTCAATAAGACTGCCGCACCATATTCAACAACAGAACCAAGTTACTTACTGCATGTAAACGGAACAGGTTATGCATCCAGTGATTTCCGAGCACCAATATTTTATGATTCCGATAACACCGCATATTATGATAATCCTAATGGTACTTCACAATTTAACACCATTAATAGTTCTGGTGGAGTTGGATTTAAAAATGATGGTACTGGTGTTGGTTGGGGTGGTAGTGCTTATCCCGGTGGTTTTGTAAGTCACATTTACGATAACGGTAACGTACATTATTGGACTGATGACCAAACAAACTTTGAATCTGGCGCAAGTGGTAGTGGTGCCACATGGTATTGGAACGGCGGTGCAAACAGTACATCTGGTGGTGGCACATCATACATGTCACTCATTTCAAATAACTTAACTGTTGGTGGTAACATCACTGCATACGGTTCACCTTCTGACATAAAACTTAAAGAGAATGTGAAGACATTAAATAACTCACTAGATAAAGTTTTGAAACTCAGAGGTGTGTCATACGATTGGAAAAAAGAGACCAAAGAATATGAAATGGTTGGACTAAGAAACGATATCGGTTTCATTGCTAATGAGGTCATGGAAGTTGTACCAGAATTGGTGCGTGAAAGTGAAGGTGTCCTATCATTGAGAGACAGAGGTATCGTTGCATTGTTGGTTGAAGCCATCAAAGAGTTAAATAATAAAGTTGCATACTTAGAAGAAAAATTAAATGGCAAATCAGAATAACTTTGTAGTAAAAAATGGTTTGACTGTTGGTACCACAGCAGTCATTAACTCATCTGGTGCATGGATTGGTCCTAATAGTGGATTGGTGGGTGCTACAGGTGCAACTGGTCCAATTGGTTTGACTGGACCCACAGGACCTACTGGTGCTACAGGTTTGACTGGACCAACAGGACCCACTGGACCTACGGGTAGTACAGGACCTACTGGGGCTACAGGTCCTACTGGACCTACAGGACCTACTGGTGGTCAGGGTGCAACTGGTGTTAATGGACCAACAGGACCAACTGGACCCACAGGACCAACAGGACCTGCTGGTGCAAATGGTGGTCAAGGTGCAACTGGTGTTACTGGTCCAACAGGACCCACTGGACCGACAGGACCTACGGGTGCTACTGGACCAACAGGACCTACTGGACCTACCGGACCGACAGGCGCTACAGGCTCATTCTCTGGTACAACATCTTCTGCTGTAACTTTTAGTGGATCACTAACATCATCAGGTGGGTTCTCACAATCTGGTGGTTATGGTTATTTGGGTTCCTTTAATACATATTCTGGCAACCAGACATGGCCAAGTTTTGGTGGAACATCTTTAGCGTTTGGTTGGAATTGGACAGGCGGAAACGCTGAAATGGATATCTGGAATACAGTTAATCCAAGCACATATTCGTCAACCGGCATTCGGTTCATACAACAACTCAGTTCTAGCACATATAGAGACTTGATGTTCTTGCGTCAGGATGGTAACGTTGGTATTGGTACAACAAATCCCAGTTATTTGTTGCATGTGGCCGGTACAATAAATGCACAAGGCATACAAACAAACGGCACAGCAAGTTTAAGTTTTGGGGCATCAAAATGGATGATCCAAGAAGAAAGCACATCACTCACTAGGTCATATGCTTGTGGACCAGATACAAGCACTTATGGCTCATGGGAACATTATACATCAAAATCTAATGGTACACCAGTCTCGGTAATGCGTTGGGATGCAAGTGGATATGTTGGTATTGGCACATCAAGTCCTGCATCCAAATTTACAGTAGTTGGTACTGCGGCTGGCGGTAATGGCACCGTTCAAACTTTACTAATTGATGGCAATGGGGGTAACGCTTCATTAACTATCAACAGTGGAGGAACCGGTAACTATGCATATCAAACATTTGCACAAGGTACAACAGCCAAATGGGAATTTGGAGCAACTGGTGACGGTAACAGTAACTTTTATTTAAACAATACCACACAATCTGGTTATTCAAATGCACCGTTCTTTATTCAACGTTCAAACGGATATGTTGGTATTAATACAACAAGTCCTTCAACATTATTGCATGTTAGCGGTGGTATAGGAAACGTAGCACCACTATTAACACTCACTGGAACTAGCATAGGAAATAGTGGTGGGTTCAACTGGTTATCATCATCAATGGTATCTAGTATGACCAGTGGCACAACTGTAATACATGCTTTTGGTCAAGCAACATCTTCATTAAATTCTGGTTACATTGGTTATGTTTATTCTGGCACATCAGGTTCTACAGCAAATTATGTAACAATTGGTCATTATAATAATGACCACATTTTGAATGTGAATGGTAGCGGTTATGTTGGTATTGGTACAACAAGTCCTAGTTATAGGTTGGATGTTTCCGGTTCCGCCAGATTTACTACAGGTGCAACCAATAACCTTTATATTGGTCAAGATACTGGCGCAACAAACTATAACTCAATTTCGTTGAATGGCAATACAACCGATTCTGGTAATATGGGTTTAACTGGTGGTGGAACTGGTGATAATACGTTGTATATCAATTCTCCAGGAGGAATAAACTTTAGAACAAACAGTTTTGGTTCCACACCAATGACTTTGAGTGGTGCCAATGCAACCTTTAATGGTTCAATTTATTATGGCGGCACAGAATACGATAACTCCAATACTGCTTACTATGTAAAAGCAAGTAGCACCTCAGTTCAGTATCAATTAACAAATGCCGGCGCACTAGGTTCAAACTCATCCAACGCTCGCAATCATTTCACACAATATAATTCTGGTTCATCAGATATTGGTACAGGATGGATTGCTGCGGCATTTGGTGATGCAAATTCGGCTAGAACTGTAATTGGCCAATGGTCCAGTGGAACAATTATTGCAGGACACAACGGTGCATTATCTGCATGGGCAGATTTAAATATAGGCGGCGCAGCAAACATCAATTTTTGGCCAAATTGTGCAAATGGTGTTTATCCAGGACATGGAAGTGCAAGCGCTTATTTGAATTCTAGTGGAAATTTTTATCTGGCAGGAACCTATTATGATAATGCAAACACTGGTTATTATGTAAAACCAAGTAGCACATCAAATATCTACAACTTAGTTGCATCAGGAAATGCAAACATCTATCGTCTATTGACAGTTAGTGGTGGTCAAACAGGAAGTTATGGTAACGAATTGGTTGTTGGTGCCAGTGCTGTTTCATACTCATTAGAAGATACAAACCTAAGACCAATCATTCAAGGTAACGGTGCATATCCTGTACTATCATTGAATCATACAGTGACTACAAATGGAAGTCACGGAGCAACAATACAAATGACTTCAAACGGTACAGGTTACCAATTTGTTTATGGTATGACAGGTACTGGTACTGCTGTAACTTGGGGATATTCAAATAGTTCCAATTGGAATCCACACAACGGTATTTCTGGTTACAATGGCACAACATACATGATAGCCAATACATCAGGCAATATTGGTATTGGCGCTTATAAAAATTGGGGTAATTACGGCAACGGTAGTCCTGGTGCAAGAATTCATTTATCCGTCAACCAAGATTCTGCCGTTCAAGGTATGATTATTGAAAATCAAATGACTGCTGGAGCGGGTAGCAATGGTGTTGCGGTACAAATCTTTAATGATAATTCCAACCACTCTTGGGGCAATTTATTGGAGTTAAGAAATCAACCCGGCAACAGCGGTTCTGATAGACCTAGTATGTCATTTACCTCAGCACAGAATACGAGTGTGGGTTGGGGTATTGGTTATTGTTATTATGATGATAACTTCCGTATCAGTCAAAACTTTGGTTATCAATTTGGTGGTTGGGGCACCACCAGAATGTTAATTGATACAAGTGGAAATATCACACACTATCAAAATTATTATCTTGGTGGAACAATGTATGATAATGCAAACACAGCATATTATTTAAAACCAAGTAGTACAGGAACATCTTTACTTGTTGCAGGAAATATACAGTTAACAGCACAGAGTGCATCATGGTCAGAAGGTCTTCGTATCAATGTCCCAAGTTCAAGCACTTGGGGTGGAATTCGTATCACAAGAGGTTCAGGTACAGGTAATTGGGCGATTGGATATACAGCATTAAATTCATCTGACGATTTAACATTTTATGGTGGAACAAATAATCAAATTGAACTTAACTTAGACCAATCTGGAAATTTGGTAGCAAGAGGTAACATTACTGCTTATGGTTCTCCTTCCGATATCAAACTTAAAGAGAATGTGAAGACATTAAATAACTCTTTAGATAAAGTTTTGAAACTCAGAGGTGTGTCATACGATTGGAAAAAAGAGACTAAAGAATATGACATGGTTGGCCTTCGTAGTGACGTTGGTTTCATTGCTAATGAGGTCATGGAAGTTGTACCAGAATTAGTACGTGAGACTGATGGTGTACTATCCCTTAGAGATAAAGGTATCGTTGCACTATTGGTTGAAGCCATCAAAGAACAACAAAAACAAATAGAAGAACTAAGAGATATTATCAATGGCAAATCAAAATAACTTTGTAGTCAAGAATGGCCTAACAGTTGGTACTACTGCGGTTATCAACTCATCTGGTGCATGGGTTGGTCCTAATAGTGGTCTAGTTGGTGCTACAGGTTTGACTGGACCTACTGGACCAACTGGTGCCACAGGAGTTACTGGTCCTACTGGTCCCACAGGACCAACAGGAAGTACAGGTAGTACAGGTCCAACAGGTCCTACTGGACCAACAGGACCAAATGGACCACAAGGTGCAACAGGTATTACTGGACCAACAGGACCTACTGGTGCTCAGGGACCTACTGGACCCACAGGTCCTACTGGTGCTACAGGTTTGACTGGACCAACAGGACCTACTGGACCTAGTGGACCGACTGGACCTAGTGGACCAACTGGACCTACTGGTGCTACAGGTGCATCACCATTTTTATTGAATGGTACATCGGCATATTATACAGCAGGCAATGTAGGTATTGGTACATCAAGTCCTCAAGCAACATTGCACGCCCAATCTGGTTCTTATTCATCAACTCCTCGTGGTGGTGGCAATAGTAGATTTTTGTTTACTATGCCAGGCACAACAGTCGGCACCAACTATTTTGAATTACAAGCAGCAAATACTGCCGATACAAGTATTCTGTTCAGTTCTGGTGCAACCGGCAATAATTTTGGTGTTCTTAGATATGATGCTACAGTGTCTGCAATGTCAATATGGACAAATGCTACACAACAACTGACTATTACATCTGCTGGTAATATGGGACTAGGAACTACCAGTCCAGTTAGTTTTGGCGCAGGCGCAGTCATACAAACCGTTGCAGGAACAACAACCTATGGTGGTTATCTCGGTAGTACCAATAGTGTAACTGTACAAATGTGGGCCAATGAGGGCGGTCTAACTGGTTATCTAGGCACTCGTACAAATCACCCATTGTTATTCACAATTAATAATGCTGAAGTTGGACGTTTTAATACCAGCGGTTATCTTGGTATTGGTACAACAAGTCCTAACAATAAACTTGTAGTATCAAATGGTGGTGTAGTTGGTTTAGAAATTAGTCCTACCGGCGGTTATACTGGACTAGGTGGCGTAGATTTTCTTTCTTATAATAGAAGCGCTTCTGTATATGCCCCTATAGGATTTATTACCAATAGTAATAACAATTCTATGTCCATTTTAACTAACGGCAAGGTTGGTATTAGTACAACAAGTCCAAGCCAATTACTGTCGGTTGCTGGCACAATGTCGGCAACAACATATTACGATTATAACAACACCAGTTATTATGCTGTACCAAGCGCTACATCACAATTTAATACCGTAAACATCAATTATCCATATGTTAATGGACCAATAATAAGACAGGCTGCTGCAACAGGTTGGTTATCAGGAAATTATTCCAGTTCGGAAAGTGGTTCAACAACCGGCGCAATTTATTCTATTGGTGGAAGTTATTATCCAACATCAACATCTTTGAATAATATGTACGGTATTGGGTATGCTAATAGCTTTACCGGCGGTTATGTTAGTAGCGCTTGGGGGTTATATGTTGCTAGTTCCGGTACAATTCGTCATTATCTAGATTCAGATAATGGAGTTGCTTATCATAGTGCTTCTGTCCGTTCACCAATATTCTATGATTTGGATAACACAGGTTATTACGTTGATCCAAATAACACATCAAATGTTAACTATATGCAGGCGATTAATTATTCAACCGCTGCACAAGGTAATCCTGGAATAGCCGACTCATTCTATTGCGGCAACTGGTACAGAAGTGTTGGTCCATCTGGTTGGTACAATCAAACATATTCCGTTGGCATTTACGCTACCGATAGCACTTGGGTTCGTACATATAACAATGCACAGTTTTACTCAGGCAGTATTATTCAAGCAGGCGCAAGTGTTAGAGGTCCAATTTTTTATGATACTGATAACACAGGTTACTATTTGGATCCAGCAAGTACTTCAAACTTAAACAACTTACAAGTTTCAAACACATTCTATGCAAATTATAGTGGAACACCATATCACACCAATGTAAATTTTGGTTTTTCTGGTACAGACTACAAATACAAATATATTTTATTAGCAAAGGTTCCTACTTTTGGCAACAGTAACACAAACGTCACAATTAAAGGTAAATTCTTATTTTCTCGTACAAACAATTTGGGTATAACTGCTGATGCTGAAATAAGTCTCAACATTGGTTATGGAAACAATGTGTATTTTAACATGAGCAACAGCGGCGGGACTGTTCTACAATTAGTTAACTACACATATAATGGCACAGCATATCTTGCACTTTATGCATATACGGCACCGAACTGGTCATGGGGTAATTTTTATGGTGAAATTGTTAACTATGGATCATGGTTAGATTCAAATCTATTTACTGTTGTTGAAGTATCATCATCAAATCATACATCAGCCACATACACTTCTAATGGTAGCACTTTCAACCAACCAGTAACCGCAACATCATTCTACGCAAGCGGCAGTTATTATTATGATGGATCAAACACATCTTATTATGTTGCACCAAGTGGTACATCAGTACTTAGTACAGTCACAGCATATAATGTGGGTTGTAATAATGGAGGATCGAGCAGTTCTGGTTATGGACTATCTTTATACAATGGTGCAGCAAGTTTCCCACAGTATGGAATATTGTTCCAAGGAACCGCAACAATGGGAACACACGGTTCTGTCACCGCCGATTGGGCAACATACTTTACAGTAGATACAACATCCAATCGTGGATGGATTTTTAAGGGTGGAACAGTAAATAGCACAAGTTATAACGTTGCATCAATCAATAACTCAGGTACAGCAGTATTCAATGGCAACGTGACTGCTTATTCCGATATACGGGTTAAAAAGAATATAAAAGTTATTGGAAATGCTCTTTACAAAGTCCAACAACTGCGTGGTGTAACTTTTGATAGAACAGACGATGAAAGAATTGGAAGACAAACTGGTGTTATCGCTCAAGAAGTTTTAAAAGTCTTGCCTGAAGCAGTACTAGGTTCTGAAGAAACTCAATATTCTGTTGCATACGGCAACATGGTTGGTCTACTAATTGAAGCCATCAAAGAACAACAAGCAATAATTGACTCACAAGAGGCAAGATTGCAAAGACTTGAAGAACTACTTAAAAAATGACCTATATAATCCTTTAACCCGCCAACATTTTAGGAGAAAATAATGGCTACAGTAAACACACTTGCATCACTTGCAAATTCAGAATGGACCTACTCTAATACCATCACTGGTCTTAAAGTACAAAACATCAAAGGTCCAGATGGTAACTTGTATGCAAATACAGTTGTTCAAACCTATTGGACATACTCTGCAACAACACCAGACGGTCACACCGGTACTTTCAACGGTGCAACACCTTTCACATTGGGTAATGTTCACTCAGATACATACTCATTTACACCATTCACAGATTTGGAAGAAGCAAACGTACTATCTTGGATTATCAATTCAATTTCTGGTTCGTATGCTGACCACATCAATGAAAAGATTGTTGAACAAATTAACAATCAAATCAACGTAATTTCTGAACCAGGTCTACCTTGGGCTCCAGCAAATACTGCAAATACACCTGCATAAATACATAGTCACATCATTAATATAGGAGAAACTTGACATGACAGACCAAGCACAACAAGCACAGCCACAACAACAAGACGTAGATTTGACCTTCAAATTGAGTTTTGTAAATGCATTGATTCAATCTTTGGATGAAATCCCACACAAGTGGAGTCGCCCAATTATTGATGCACTTGGCCGTGCTGCGAATGAACAGTTGCAAGCAATGCAACAAGGCCAACAACCAGATGGTCCTTTGGGAAGCAAAGTTATTCAGTAAACCACGATTTCTCCTATTAGATAAATAGGGTATAATAGGAGATTTCTAATGGCAACAATAACTAATAGACAAGACTTTAAAGACTATTGTCTACGTAGACTTGGTGCACCAGTTATTAACATTAACGTGGATGACACTCAGGTTGAAGACCGTGTAGACGATGCAATTCAATATTGGCAAGATTACCACTTTGATGGTGCTCAAAAGTTCTATTGGATCCATTATGTAACCGCAAACGATATTGCAAACCAATATCTGGATGCTTCTCAGGCTAAAGACCAAAACGGAAATACGGTTAATATTTTAGGTATTACCCGTATTTTCCCATTGACCGACTCTCAGGCAACCATCAACATGTTTGACTTGAGATACCAATTGCGTTTGAATGAGTTGTATGACTTTACCTCAGCGTCCTACATCAATTATACTCTAACACAACAACACTTACGTTCTTTGGAACTCCAGTTCACTGGTGAAGTTCCTATTCGTTTCGTGCGTAATATGCAAAGATTGTATATTGATTGGGCGTGGGGTCAAGGTTATGAAGTTAATGTAGGTCAAGTTGTTGTTTCTGAGTGTTATGGTGCAATTGACCCAAGCATATATCCAACTGTATGGAATGACCGTTGGTTGAAACGCTATGCTACTGCACTGATTAAGAAAAATTGGGGAGAAAATATGGCCAAATTTGGTGGCATCCAATTACCTGGTGGTGTGGTTCTAAATGGCAAAGAAACTGTGGATGCCGCAGTTGAAGAAATTGCACAACTAGAAAAAGACATGATTAACGATTATTCGGGACCATTGGAATGGTTCTTAAACTAATGAAACATCTACATCATATTATTCCTAAACATATGGGTGGTTCAGACGATCCATCAAATTTGATAGAAATGACTGTTGAAGAACATGCAGAGGCACATCGTGTTCTTTTTGAAAAATACGGAAGAAAAGAAGATGAGTTGGCATGGAAAGGTCTTGCTGGAATAATGGGAAAAGAAGAACGAGTTAAAGAGTTGTGTCGTTTAGGTGCACTAAAAGCAAACCAAAATAGAAAAGGTGAGAACCATTGTTTCTATGGTAAAAAAAGACCAGAACACAGTGCTAAATTAAAAGGCCGAAAAGTTAATAGAACACAAGAACACATTGAAAAATTAAATAATAGATTCACAAACGATTACATAAAAAAAGTTACAAACTCAATTGCAAGAGATTGGGAAGTTATAACTCCATCAGGCACAAAAGAAATTGTGCACAATATGGCAGAATATTGTAGAAAGAATGGACTCAATCGTGGAATGATGTCTGTTGCCGCAAAAAAATCTATAAAATATAAAGGCTATACCTGCCAGAAAGTAACAGGTTAACATGGCGATTTCTCCGTATTTTAATAATTATAACGCTAAGTATGATGAACAACGCTTAGTGGAAGACCTCATAACTGAGTCAATTCAGATTATGGGATTCCAGGCATATTATTTACCAAATGATAATGATGCAGCAAGAGACTTAATCTATGGTGAAGACCCGGTTAAGAAATTTGCGGCAGCATTTCCATTAGAAATGTATCTTTCTTCTGCAAATGAATACATGGGTGAGAAAGAAATGTTTACTAAGTTTGGTTTAGAAATCAGAAACCAAGTTACAGTCATTCTTTCTAAGCGTGCGTTTACTCAAAGAGTACCACAAAACACTTATACCAGACCAAGAGAAGGTGATTTGATTTACATTCCATTCCTAAATGGTACTGGTGAGTTGTATGAAATTAAGTTTACAAACCAGAACAAAGATTTCTTCATGTTAGGCCGTAAAGTTCCTTACTACTATGAATTGGAACTTGAGAAATTCAAATATTCACAAGAAATTATTTCTACTGGCAACCAAGATATTGATTCTGTTGTTACTGATTCTGCTTACACATTACATTTGAATGTTGGTACAGGAACAGGAACATACAACATTAAAGAAATTGTGTATCAATCTATGGATGGAACATTCGCAAATGCTACAACAGTTGCAACAGTGCAGTCTTGGATACCAAGTTCAAAAACACTTTCTGTAACCAATATTGCTGGTGAGTTTATTGATTCTGACGTTATAATTGGTCAATCAAGTAATGCACAGTATATCTTAACAACGTTTAATCCATTGTATGATCCAGCAAACAAAGAATCATACGACAATAATGTGATTGAAACTACTGCTGCACCATATGTCAATACATCAGAAAATAATCCAATTGGTGGTCTATAATGGCAGATACAACCTACAATAGAATGATTCGTAAGATAACAGTTGCGTTTGGCAATCTGTTTAACAATATTACGCTAGTTCGTTACAATCCAGATGAATCGGAACAAGAAAGATTTGTTGTTCCTATTGATTATGCGGCAAAAGAATTGTATGTTCAACGTCTAACTTTTGACCCTAATCTAGATAAAAAAGTTCAAATGACTTTGCCACGCATGTCATATGAAATGAATGGTATTGATTACGATGCATCCAGAAAACAAATAACAAATATCAAAAACTTTGCGGCAAGTGGTCAAAATATCATTTCGCAATACATGCCAGTGCCATATAACTTTGATTTCTCACTTTATTTGTATGTAAGAAATATTGAAGATGGCAATCAAATCATTGAACACATTCTACCATTCTTTGCACCAGATTATACAATCAAAGTGAACATGATTCCAGAAATGGGTATCGTCAAAGAAGTACCAATTATATTGAACAATGTCAGATATGATGTAACTTATGAGGGTGACCGTGATTCAGATACCAGAATGGTTATTTGGACACTTAACTTCACAGTTAAAGGTTTCATCTTTGGTGCAAATTCAACAACTGGCTTGATTAAAACATCTATTACAAACATACACAACAATCTTGCACAGGGCAATAACATTGTTTTCAATGTGAATACCGGTGGACTAGGTAACTATCAAATTAATGAAAGAGTTTACCAAGGACCAACATCAGAATTGGCCACAGCAACAGCACAAGTAGTATCTTGGAGTAGCAATAACAAACAATTGATTGTCAACAATGCACAAGGTAACTTTGTTTCTAATACAAATCTTGTTGGTGCAAATACAGGTTCAATCTGGACATTCAATTCTTATAGTATTCAACCAGAAGAATACGCAAATATAACTATTACTCCTAACCCAAGCAACGCTAACGCAACATCAAATTATACATATACCACCACAATAACTGAATATACCAATGTCTAACTTTGAAAAAAATATGGAAGAAATCTTTGATGTTTCTTCCACTCCGACACCAGTGGTGCCTGTTGTAAAAAAACAACAGTTGCCCGCAACAGTAGATAAAGAAAATCTTGAAGAAGATTTGGCTGATGCATATGAACAGACCAAAGCAAATCTACAAGATTTGATTGACCAAGGTAAAGATGCAATGGCAGAGATTCTACAGATTGCAAAAGATGGTCAGCACCCAAGAGCATTTGAGGTATATGGTACTCTACTTAAAAATGTGGTAGATGCAAACAAAGAATTACTTGCAGTTCAAAAACAAATGCGTGAGATGGACAAAAAGAATCAAGCAAGCACCACAAATATAGATAAGGCAGCTTTCTTTGTTGGCTCAACATCCGAGTTGAATAAACTCATTAAGGGTATGAATGAGTGATAATAAAGAAAGTTACCGCGATAATATTTTACTAAAGAAGGTTGGCGTTCAAGTAAAATATACTCAAGAACAAGTTGAGGAGTATTTGAAGTGTGCAAAAGATCCTGTTTATTTTGCAGAACACTATATTAAGATTGTCAACGTTGACCGTGGTTTAATGCCATTTGAGATGTGGGACTTCCAGAAGGACATGATTCGTCTGTTCCACAAGAATCGTTTTGCCATCACCAAGTGTCCTCGTCAGGTTGGTAAAACCACCACCTCCGTGGCATATCTTCTTTGGTTGACATTATTCAACGACACACAAAACGTGGCCGTCCTAGCAAATAAAGGTTCTCTTGCACGAGATATTCTTGCAAAGTACCAACTTGCTTATGAAAACTTACCAATGTGGTTGCAACAAGGTGTTGTAATCTGGAACAAAGGTAACGTGGAACTAGAAAATGGTTCTAAGATTCGTGCCGATTCAACATCTTCTGCTGCAATCCGAGGTGGTTCTTTTAACTGTGTATTCTTGGATGAGTTTGCTTTCGTTCCACCAAACATTGCACATGAATTCTTTAACTCTGTTTACCCTGTAATTTCATCAGGTAAAACAACCAAGATTATTATTGTGTCTACACCAAATGGTATGAATCTGTTTTACAAGATGTGGATGGATGCAATTGGTAAGAAAAGTGGTTATAAACCATTTGAAATTCACTGGTCAATGGTACCAGGTCGTGATGAGGCATGGAGAGAAGAAACTATTCGTAACACCTCAGAAGAACAATTCAGACAAGAGTTTGAGTGTGAGTTCTTAGGTTCTACCAATACGCTTATCTCTGGTCAGAAACTTGCACAAATGGCTTATTTGGATCCAATTGCCAAGCACGATAAAGTCAATGTGTATGAAATGCCCATCAAAGAAGATGGTGAAACACACAAAACAGACCACTTATATGCTATCTGTGTTGATGTTTCAGAAGGTAAAAACATGGACTCGTCTGCGTTTGTGGTCATGGATATCTCTGCTATGCCATACAAAATGGTTGCAACATACCACAGTTCGTCAATTCATCCAGTATTGTTCCCAACTGTAATCTACAATACTGCAAGGTTGTTCAATGATGCATATGTTTTGGTAGAAATTAACAACACACCACAGGTTGCAGATATTCTACATAATGAACTAGAATATGAAAATCTATGGAAAGTATTTACAGGTAACAAGAAACCACAACAACTGTCTGCTGGCTTTGCAAGAGGTGTACAGTTAGGTTTAAAAATGTCACCTCAAGTGAAACGTATAGGTTGCGCTAACTTGAAAATGTTGGTTGAAGGTGACAAAATGGTCATCAATGACTTTGATGTTATCTCTGAATTGACCACTTTTGTGCAAGACAAGAACTCATTTGCTGCGGAAGAAGGCTCAAATGATGACTTGGTGATGTGTTTGGTGACATTTGCATGGGCAACAACACAGAAATACTTCAAAGAAATCGTCAGCCACGACATTCGTAAACAGTTCCAAGTGGAACATATGAATCAGCTTGACGATGAAACTCTACCAGAACCAATTATTGAGGATGGCTTAAATCATGGACTTGAATTGATGGACGGAGATTTATGGGATTCCACGGTAGGTGGAGATACCTATGGTACATTTATTAGAGATATGATAAGAAATCTATAAAAATAGTGTTTCATAAATATTCAAATGGTATAAACTACCAAAAACAGAATAATTAAGGAGAAAAGAATAATGGCTCAAATCGCTCAATTATCTCCAGGCGTACTTGTAACAGAAACCAACTTGACAACAGTTGTACCTTCAGTTCTTACTACAGCCGGTGCATATGCAGGTAACTTCACTTGGGGTCCAGTTAACAAACTTACACCAATAGCTACTGAAAAAATCATGGTCAACACCTTTGGTGCACCAGACAGTAACACATATTCCTCGTTCTTTACCGCAGCGTCATTCTTGGCATACGGCAATAACTTGCAAATTGTACGTGCTGCAAATAACGGAACATATAACGCAACATCTGGTACTACAGGTTTGCAAGTTCAAAACGAAAACAATTTCCAATACACATATCTACCAAACGGTGCAGCAAATACCTACGGTCCTTTCATTGCACGTTATCCAGGTGCTTTGGGAAGTTCATTGGTTGTTTCTGTTATTGATGCTGGTTCTGGTTTTGCCAATACTGCTGCAATGAACAGCGGTTGGACATACACAATTCCAAATGCATCTGGTACTTCAACAACAATCGCAATTGGTGGCTACTTCTCTGGTCTACCAGGTACATCTTATCGTGCTAACACAGTTGGTGCGGCAAATGACCAAATTCACGTTGCTGTTATTGATGCTGGTGGTTTGATTAGTGGTACAAAGGGTACTGTTCTAGAAACATTCCCATACTTGTCTAAAGCAACTGATGGTGTTGATGCAAACGGTCAATCTAATTACTACAAACAAGCAATCTTTAATAACTCTAAGTTTGTTTACGCTATTGATCCAGTTTCTTATTCAGTTACTTCAACAGGTGCTAAAGCTTGGGGTCAACCAACAGCAAACGTTTCTTTCCAAACCTTGTCTAGCGTTCAAACTGTTGCACTAGCTGGCGGTACAGACCAAGCAATTCAAGATTCAGACATTATTGCTGCACAGAGTTACTTTGCTGACCCATCACAAGTAGCAGTTTCATTGTTGATGACTGGTCCTTTCACAAGTACAGCAGTTCAAACAAACGCTATTAACATTGCATCTACACGTAAAGACTGTGTTGCTTTTGTTTCTCCACCACAAAACGCGGTTGTTAACAACTCTGGTAGCGAACAAACAAGTGTTCTATCTTGGATGAGCAATTTGTCTTCTATTACTGGTGGTCCATCAGGTTCTTACGGTTTTGCTGACTCTGGTTGGAAATACATGTTTGACAAGTATAACAACACATACCGTTGGGTTCCATTAAATGGTGACATTGCTGGTCTATGCGTATATACAGACACACAAAACAATCCATGGTGGTCTCCAGCTGGTTTGAATCGTGGCGTTATCAAGAATGTTATCAAGTTGGCATGGAATCCAATCCAAGCGGCACGTGATGCATTGTATCAAGCTGCGGTTAATCCAGTCATTTCTCAACCAGGAAATGGTACAGTATTGTTTGGCGACAAGACAATGCAAACACAACCTTCAGCGTTTGACCGTATCAACGTTCGTAGATTGTTCATTGTTCTAGAACAAGCAATTGCAACAGCAGCAAAATACTCATTGTTTGAATTCAACGATGCGTTTACACAAGCACAATTTATTGCTCTTGTAACTCCATTCTTGACTTCAGTTCAAGCACAAAGAGGTATCACATCATTCCAAGTTGTTTGCGACTCAACTAACAACACACCTTCTGTTGTTAACGCTAACCAATTTGTTGGTGACATTTACATTCAACCTGCTCGTTCTATCAACTTTATCCAGTTGAACTTTGTTGCAGTTGGTACTGGTGTTAGCTTCTCTACAGTAACTACCACTGGCGCTTAATAAATAGGAACAAATAGGAGAATAAAATGGCTTTTCAAATTAGCGAATTTACAAGTGCGTTGCAAAATGACGGCGCACGTCCAAATTTGTTCCAGGTTCAAATGACTGGTTTACCAGGAGGCGTTGGTCAATCTGGCCAACCTTTCTCTTTCTTGTGTAAAGCTGCTCAGTTGCCTGGTTCAACAATTGGTACTGTTCCATTGTACTACTTTGGTCGTGAAACAAAGTTTGCTGGTAACAGAACATTTGCAGACTGGACAGTAACAGTTATCAACGATGAAAACTTCAGCGTTCGTAACTCCATTGAAGCATGGATGAACACAATCAACAGCAACGCAGGCAACGTAAGATTGCCAGCTAACGTTACTGGTGGTGGTTCTGGTGGTCAACCATATGCTATCAATGCAACTGTTAACCAATATAGCAAAACATCAACTGCCGGTAATAACGGTATCATCAAGTCTTATGGATTTGTTGGTATGTTCCCAGTTGATTTGTCTCCAATTGATTTGGATTGGGGAACAAATGATACTATTGAAGAATTCACAGTAACATTTGCTTACCAATACTGGACAAGCAACACAACAAGTTAATTCTTGTTGTATACATAAGAGAGGGCTTCGGTCCTCTCTTTTATGATTTATTTGAAATGTAACCAGGAAAAACATGGCACAAAAGTTTAGTCTATTTGGCTTTACAATTTCTCGCAAAGAGGAAGAAGAAAACCAAACCCAACAACAATCGTTTTCGCCACCATCTTCGGATGACGGTGCGTTAACGATTACTTCCGCTGCATATTACGGCACATATGTTGACTTAGACGGTACTGCAAAAAATGAGGTAGAACTTATATCTCGTTACCGTGAAATGGCAATGCAGCCAGAAATTGAATCAGCCATTGACGACATTGTTAATGAAGCTATCTGCCAAGACGATGATGGCAAGAACATAGAAATTATTCTTGATGATTTAAATGTATCAGACAAGATTAAGAAAGCAATCAAGGCGGAATTTCACCAAATCTTGCGTATGTTGAACTATACCAACATGGCACAAGATATCTTCCGTAGATATTATATTGATGGTAAATTGTATTACCACATTATTGTAGATAAAGAAAACCCAACTGCTGGTATTAAAGAACTGCGTTACGTTGACCCACGCAAGATGCGTAAGATTCGTGAAATCAAAAAACAAAAAGATGAACGCACCGGCGTAGAGGTAATGAATGTTGTTAATGAATATTACATCTACAATGATAAAGTCACTACAGGTTCTTCAACTAATTATGGACCAGTTGGCACCAGAATTACTACCGACTCTGTTGTTTCTGTGGTGTCTGGACTTATGGATAGTCGCCGTGCGGTTGTTCTATCTTACTTACACAAAGCAATCAAGCCACTAAACCAGTTGCGTATGATTGAAGATGCGACAGTTATCTATCGTATCTCTCGTGCACCAGAACGT